CTGTAGGGTCTACAATAGTAAGTGTAGTTTCGTGTGCATCTGCTGTAGCACCCTCAAATACAATAGCGTTAGCTGCTTCCATAGTAACAGTATCAACTGTGGTAGTTGTTCCTGCTACAGATAGATTACCTGATATAGTAAAGTTACGTATTCCTGTATAATCTTTGTTAGAATCTAGTATAACTGCTTTAGATGCTACGGCTGTACCCACTGCTGTTGAACCAATGTCCAGTGCGTTGAGTTCTCCTACTACTGCAGTGATACCATCTAGTACGTTTAACTCTGTGGCTGTAGCTGTGACTGCTACATCCTCGTTAATCTTAGGAGAGGTTAAAGTTTTATTAGTAAGTGTATCTGTTGATACAAGAGATACTAGTGTTGAGTTAGCACCTGCAGGTAACATTAAAGTATTTGTAACACCTGCAGAGTGAGGTTGTCCATATACTTTTTGTCCATGACTGTTGCTTTCACAGTTAAAGACTATAGCACCTGAGTTAGTGTTACCTCTTACAACAACTGTGCCTGTTCCGTTAGGAGCTAAGTCAAGAGTAGCGTTAGAGGTAGTAACAATATCATTTCCGTTAAGGTCTAAGTCACCACCTAGCTGTGGGCTTGTGTCTTCTGATATATTAGATATGTTACCTGCTACGCCAGTACCTGCAATAATAGTACTTCTACTAATTTTTTTAAGACCACCACCAGATGTGTCTACAGCAAGAAGTACGTCATCGTCTGCTGCTGTGCTAATCTCACTTAGTGAAGTTACTAGAGTAGGATTAAAGTTTGTACCGTCTGCAATAAGTAAAGCACCTGCAGTGTTAGTAGCCATTGTAAGATCGTCACCACTAATAGTAAGATCACCACCTACAACTACGTCACCGTTAAACGTAGCCTTACCTGCAAGAGCCATGTCAATGTCAAGAGCAGTAATAGCACTAGAATCATCTGTACCTTTAATAGTAAAGTTTTTATCTGCTGTTTCTACAGTAAGTACTGCATCACTAGAATCGTTTTTAAGAGTGAGGATAGATGTACCAGAGGCTTTAAAAAACACTTCATTTCCTGCAGCATCAAGTATAATATCACCACCTGAGTCTAGTGTAATGTCTGTTCCATCGTTAGTAATTGTGTCAAGGGCAATGCTACCAACGTTTGTAATGTCAGCATCACCAAAAGAAGTAGCTCCTAGTGTAGTAGAACCAGATACAGTTAAAGCACCAACATTAGCTGTGTCAATACTACCCGTATCAATGTTAGCTGTACCATCTATGTACAGGTCTTTAAACTGTAATGCACTAGAACCTAAGTCTACATCGTCATCTGTTGTAGGTAGTATAGAACCATTGTTAAATGTAACTTGTGTCTCACCACCAGTAGTGATTGTAATTACGTCAGAGCCACTAAATGCTATGCTTGTGTTAGAGTCAGCATCACCTGATATACTGTCTAGGGATATGTCACCTGCGTTAGTAAAGTTAGAGTCACTAAGATCAAACGTACCTGTTACATCTAAGTTACCACCAATAGATAGGTTGCCTGATATATCTACTGCACCATTTATGTCTATTGTTGTAGCAGCAAGTTGTATTTCTGTATCTGCAACAAGATCAAGCTGACCATCTGCACTAGAGTTAATGTATAGACCAGTATCCCGAAATTGTATTTTTTCTGTAGAGGCAATAAGTAAGTCATCAGAAAACTCAAAGTAGTCCTCGTCTTCCATCCACTTAAATACACCATCGTTACTCTCACCATCAAAGGTAACTGTAATGTCAGTACCTGTTGTAGCGTCACCAATAGTAATGCTAGTTCCTAGCAGTTTAGTAATAGGACCACCCTCTGCAGCAGTACCATCGTGAGTGTGTCCTGTGCTTGCTGCAAACGCAGCTAAGAGTTGATCGTATTCATTGTTAAACAGATCAGCAGTAATAACATCACCGTCTGTAAAACTAGATTGTCTTGTGTATGTATTACCCATCTAACGTCTTGCTCCTACTTGATACTCTAATTGAAACCCTTTAAGGGAATATGGTGCAGTTTCTCCACCATCATGTATTCTTAGTGCTACAGTAAAACCTGAACCCTCAATTGATTGTCTTACAAGTGGCTGTGAAGGACCACCAAATACGAATTGTGCTGCACTACTAGCAGTGCTAAAAACAGCATTACCAAACTGTGCAGCAATTTGAGAACTGTCTAAAGCATACGGTGCAGGTCTAGCTGAGTCTGAGGCTTCGTTATCGTAACGAACTATTAAGTCTGCATCAATAGCTGACTCAGGTTTATAGTTAAGGATAACTCTCTGCATGTGTTTTCTAACACCAGTGTCACCAAAACTTAAATCAGGGCTTCTATATCTAGCTAGTATTGCTGTACCGTCAAAGGTATTACCCTCTTCTTGTCTGTGTATAAATCCTGAGAAATCTCCATGTAACACTAAAACATCACCATCTACAACTAGAGTGTCAGTAGCTGACGGTTTTATTCCACGTATCTCAGAGAACTCAAACTTGTCTGCTCTCCTAACACAAACAATACCCCTGGTTAAGTTGTCACCCTGTCCTGATTTAGAAAAGAATATTCTGTACTGTGTTTTGTCTGGTATAACGACACTATCAAATACTGTAGAGTCTCTAATGTTTGTGTCAAAGATAGACTGTACGTTTTGTGTAATAGCACCAAGAGCCGTATCACCAATTCTTGCAGTAGCAGCAACAGTCCTAAGTCCATCAGGACCAAGGAATAATAAGTCACCTGCAAATTCCTGGATAGTGTCTCTGTTTACACAACCAATGTCTCTGGTAACAGGTTGTATAGCAAAGTCACTGAGAGTAGAACCTGTCATTTTAAATATTCTATTCTCACAGAATATAAACAGTGCATCTCTAAATACTTTTAGTCCAACAATGTTATCGTCTACTTTAATAGTACCTGCACCATCGTTTGCAGTAAAACCATCCTCGTCAAAGGGTTCACTAAATACTAAGGTCTGAGGTGTAGTAGACTTACCTGCGTAAAACATGTGTGATTTAAACACAGTAACTATTGTAGAACCTGATACAGAACTTTCACTAACGTCTGTTGCAGTCATAGAAGAGTTAAATATTGTAGGTGCGTTTGCACCATCTACAACAATAATCTTTTCGTTACCGTCAAAGTTATATCGTTCAAAGTCGTACTTAGCTGCACTGGTTCTTCCAGAATCTCTTTCAGTCCAAGACTCAGATACTACATCATCAAGAGCATGGGCTGCTGCAGTAGTAGTTGAGGTAGCACGAGTTACTCCTGTAAAAGTAGTAGATGTAATCCCAGTATAAGTAAATATCTCACTGTTAATTTGTAACGTACCACTAGAAGAAAACCCTGTAGTAGAATCTACAGTAATAGTTCCTGATCCAGTCATACCAGTTGTAGAAAGTATCTTTGAAGCAAGCTCAGTAGAGCCACAACTAAAAATCTTTTCACCTCTAGCTGCTACAACTTTGTTAGCAAAACTAGCAACCATAAGTATGTTTTCACTAGAGTCAGATGTTTGAGGAACTATATGATTAACGAATTTACGAAACCCATTTATTCTTCTGTAGCCACCCTCAATGTCAGGCTCAAAGTTTTCTAACTCTAACGCTTCACCTGGTTGCATTAAAAAAGTAGAACGGTTTAAAACTAAACCACCCTCACAGTTAAATGCTGCAGGTTGAACCTGAGAAGTATCTGGCATTATGAAATGACTCCTGCCATAAAGTTAGCAGAACCTCTAGGGGTTATAAGAACTGTAGATCTTACATACTCATACTTGTTGATAAGCAAGCTCTGCATGTTCTTAATGCCCTGCTCAAACCTACCAAAGTTTAACTGATACTGTTGCATCTCACCACGATACTGATACACAAATGCTGTAGCACCATCTACAATTACAGGACCAAACCTGTCTGGTATACTTGTAGTATCACCATGAGCAGATAGGTCAGAGGGAAATGTAAAGTAATCAAAGACTAGTGCGTACTGTTTATCTGGATAAGGATATAACAAGTAGTTATTGTCTGGGGTACGTACTATGTTTCTAGGAACACCACCACCGTCAAACTGTGTTACTGTTGTACCATCTGCATGTAGTGCAGCAGTTGTACTGTTAGCACCCCTTGTACAACCTGTTATATCATTACCTGAAACAGCAGTGTAAGTTACTTGCTCACCACCAATGTACACTTTACCTGATGCAGAAAAACCTGTGGTAGAAGTTAAAGTAAGAGTTGTTACAGAACTTGAGTGTGATCCGTTAAGAGTTGTTGATTTAATCTGATCTTCCTCGTTAGGATAATCTTTATCAATGTACTCATTATAGTTAAGAGAAACTAAATTATTACCTGCAGAATTAAGATCGTCATCTTTTTTAATTCTTGCGGTGTTATAGTCTACTGACTTAGTACTTGTAGGTAGGCTGTACCTTGCTACACCTGGAGTCAAAGTAGAAGAATTTTGTGCGTGATTAAAAGAGTATCCAAACTCTCTTTGATTAATATATC